GATTTTCTAAAGAGTGGTAAAAAATTCTGCTTAGTATATAGATATGCTTATGAGTGTAATAATGTTGCAGATAAGTTCTTTAATGATATTGGTCAGTTGTTTTTTCAGGACTATATCATGATACAGGAACCAGGAGAAAAAGATACGTTCGTGTATCTATATTTACAGTTAAGAAATGACCCAGAGAGTAAGGTATTATGTGGGTACTGTGTAGCATTAAATAAGGCTACAGCACTAAAGAAACTATCACACTTGATACAATGTGATGTAATGTATTTTGACGAGTTTCAACCAGAAGATGGACAGTATGCACCAAATGAAATTAGTAAGTTTCAATCGGTACATACATCATTAGCAAGAGGTAAAGGGGAGCAAGTAAGGTATTTACCAGTAATATTAGTAAGTAACTATGTATCTGTATTAAACCCTTATTATACAGCCATGGGTATTACGAGTAGGCTTCAAGAGAATACTAATTTCCTTAGAGGTAATGGTTGGGTATTAGAGCAAGGGTTTAATGCATCTGCAAGTAATGCACAAAAACTATCTGCTTTTAATAGAGCATTCGAGGGTAGCGATTATTCAAAGTATGCATCAGAAAAATTCTACTTAAATGATGATAATAGTCTTATTAGTAGAATTGAGGGTGATAATGAGTATGTATTAACATTTAGATTTGAAAAGCAAGAATATGCTATAAGACACTACTATGTGTTAGGGCTAGTATATGTAAATAAAACAATAGATAAGAGTAACCCTAATAAGTATGCAGTAACAAGTGCAGATATGACAGAAGAAACAAGGCTACTAAAGGGTAGTATGTTATTATTAAGATTAAGAGAGATGTTTGATAATGGGGCATTTAGATTTTATGATTTAGAGTGTAAGAATGCCTTATTTAATCTCTTATCATACTGACATAAAGGCGACCCAATTTAGAAGTCAACGGGTTGTGGTTGAGGACAGCCGTTGATTCGGTCAGCCACGCTTTAACCGAATTTGTCACTCGGGTTGATGACTTATTGGGAAGCCTTTATTATAATAAGGAAATTTCTCATTGACAGCACCCTTATAATATGCTATAATTATAAGAGGTAAGGGGGATAAGTTATGGCTACACCAGAGGAAAAAATGACTTTATCATATACGTACCAAAAAGTAAAAGCGATTTTTGATGGTTCGGATGATACAACAAGAACATATTTACAGGGTCTTGCTGATGTTGAACTCTTCTGTCAGCAGCATAACGACCATTATTACGTTAAAGATATATGTAACATAGACTTAAATACTTTACATCAAGTGGCACTTTCAGGGTTAAACTCATTACTACGTGATATAGTAGTAGATAGACTCCGTGAGTGTGTAAGTATTTTGGAAGAGTATTCAACCTATGTAGGAAGGGAGGTGTAACATGGACTTACATTCAACTTTCCACTATGTTGTCTCAGGGTCTATAAGTGCTTTCAGTACATTCATAGCATACTTTTATGGAGATATGAACACATTGGTGATAACAACAATAGCCTTTATAATAATAGATTATGTAACAGGAATACTTGTTGCTATTAGTAAGAAGCAGTTGAGTAGCGAAGTAGGATTCAAGGGCTTAGCTAAGAAGTGCTGGATTCTTATTATGATAGGAGTAGGTAATCTATTAGATAAAGCCTTAAATACAGGTGGGGTTATAAAAACACTTGTATGCAGCTTTTACATAGCTAATGAGGGTATTAGTATTTTAGAGAATGGACACAATTTAGGAATACCCATTCCAAAGAAAGTATTAAAGGTATTAAAAACCATTAGAGAGAAAGCAGAATCTGAGGAAGAAAATATTGAGTTGGAGGATAAAAACAATGGTGTTTGATTATAAGCGTATAGCAAAACCTAACTCATTTAAGCAAGATTACATACGTAGTTTTGATACAGTAAAGGGTGTAGTAATTCACTACACCGACAATAGGGGTGATACGGCAAGGAATAATGCAGATTACTTTGCTACTGGTAATATGAGAGCAGCAGGTGCCAACGTATTTATAGATAGAGAGGGTAAATCTGCTTTATCAGTACCCTTAAAGTATGTAGCATGGAGTGTAGGTGACCACTCAAACGGAGAGGGTAAGCTATACTACATTCTGAATAACTACAATACAATTTCTATTGAGCTGTGTGATATAATAGATAGAGGTATGTCTGAAAAGCAGTTCAAGAAGCTGAAGAAAGTAGTAAAATATATTGCTAAAAAGTGCCCAAATATAGAATATGTTTGTAGGCACTATGATATAACAACAAAGGTTTGTCCTGCATATTATGTAACACATAATAGAGAATGGTTAACATTACAAAGGCAACTTTTAGAGGTAGTAAACAAAGTACATAAGGAGGGTAAAAATGGCTAAAGTATCAAGAGATGAATTAATCGGTCAGCTTTCTGCTTTTATAGGTGAGAATAACTCTGATGAGGCTATTTCACTTATGGAAAACGTATCTGATAGTTTTGAATCAGATGGTGAAGATTGGAAAGCAAAGTATGAGGAAAATGATGCAAGTTGGCGAAAAAAGTACATGGAGAGGTTTGTAAACATTGGACCAGAAAAAGATGTTGCAGATACTCTTGAAACAGAACAGACAACTATTGCAGAAGATACCAATGTAGTAGATGAATCAGAGGGTACTATATCATTTGATGATATTGAGTTATAATTAGAAAGGAGAAAATACAATGGCAAATGCAGAAAATGCAGCTAAAATCCTGAACTATATTAAACAGGATGCAAGCACATACTACAAAAACTATGTACCTACAGCAAGCGTAGATAAGGATAATATCAAGCAGATAGGTGCAGTAATCATGGGGGATGCAACCCTCAGAAATGAGTTTATTTCATCTTTAGTAAATCGTATTGGTTTTGTAACCCTTACGAATAGGATTTGGGAGAACCCATGGGCAGTATTCAACAAGGGTCTTGTAGAGTATGGTACTACTGTAGAGGAAATCTTCGTAGACCTTGCAAAGCCTTTTGAGTACAATGCAGAGGCAGGGGTAGATAATCAGTATAAGAGGCAGATACCCGATGTTAAGGCAGCTTTCCATGTTCTTAACTGGCAGAAGTTCTTCAAAGTTACTATTCAGGAAAAAGACCTCAAGCAGGCATTTCTTGGATGGGATGGCGTACAAGACATCATCTCAAAGATTATTGAGTCTTTAAGTACGGGTCTTAACTATGCTGTATTTATGACAATGAAGTATATGATTGCAAGGGTAATCCTCAAGGGTCAGGGTAATGCACAGGAGATTCCGCAGGTATCAGCGGCTAATATGAAAACTATTATCGCAGGTATCAAAGAGGTATCAAATAACTGGACATTCCTTAACAGAAAGAACAACCTTGCGGGGGTAGCAAATCATACCCCGAAAGATGCACAGTATCTCATTCTTACCAATGAATTTGATGCTATCATGGACGTTGAGGTACTTGCAAGTGCTTTCAATATGGATAAGACAGAGTTTTATGGTCACCGTATCCTTGTAGATAGCTTTGGTGAGATTGATAATGATTTCATGAGAGACCTCTTCACAGATACAAATGGTGTATTATCTGATATGTATATACCTATCACAGACGAGGAGAAAGCTGCACTGGCTAAGATTCCCGCAGTTCTGTTTGATAGTAAGTTCATGCAGATATATCAGAATATGCACGAGATGACAGAGAAGTTCAATGGAGAGTCAATCTATTGGAACTACTGGCTGCATGAGTGGATGACATTCAGCGTTTCCCCATTTGCACAGCGTATGACTTTCGTACAGGGTACACCTGCTGTAACAGCAGTAGCAGTAAGTCCATCAGAGGCTACTATTGGGGTAGGACAGAAAGTACAGTTGACCGCAACTGTAACAGCTGCTTACTTTGCTAATAAGGCTGTTATTTGGGAGTCAAGTAACCCAGATGTTGCAACTGTAGATGCAACTGGTGCGGTAACAGCTATTGCAGAGGGTGAAGTAACTATTACAGCCACATCGGTTGTAAATAGTAGCGTAACAGATTTCGCCACCATTACGGTTGCCTAATTACCTCATTATAGTTATCCCCGTGGGCATTATAAAACCCACGGGGGTATATTTAAGGAGTTGAGTCTATGAGTTTAATTACACCAAGCGGTACTATAACATTTTATAATGGTGTACCATTTAACCCAAATTATAAGCATAGTTTATATTTTTCAAGTGTTTCAAATCAAAAAACATACTTTGATACTAAAAAAGTATTTGAGTTAAATAGCCAAAACTATGTAAAGTCAGAAAATGGTAAAATAAGAGTTCAAGCATTTGTAAAAAACGGACAGGGTGGTATTTTATGGCAAGATGTTGATTCTATAAGCTATATGTCATGGAAAAATACAACAGATGAAACTTTATTTGAGAATTCAATTACATTCTATGCATTTGTTACTAATGTAGATATGATTAGTATAAATGTTGTAGAAATTAGTTATAAGATAGATGTAATACAGACTTATTTAATCAGTGGTAAAGCTGATTTAGGTCAATGTTTAGTAGAAAGAATGACACCTACGCATGATAATGTGGGTGACCATGTAGAACCTGAACCAGTTAGTTTTTCTAACTATGTATATCAAAATGGAGAGACTCAAGACAAATGGTCTACAAACTATGAAAATTTTAGACCTGTAGTATTTTCTTCACTACACTTAAAGACTATCAAAACTACAGGTTCACAGCATATGCAAGAGTTTGTTATTTGGGGTAAACATGCAGGTGCTTTACAGGGTGCAGTAGTTAATGTATTTGAGGATATGGATAGTTTTACAGAATTCTTTGGTTCTTTTCAAGATGAGGGTGAAAATGAGGATTACCTCAGAATAATGAATAGTATAGTTGCTATTATAGCTGTACCACCAGAGTTTGCTGTACCAGCAAATGATTTTGGTGAGTATCCAGTGGATATAATAGGTAATATTAATATATCTGATAATATTGAGTTTACTACACATATAAGTGGAGCATTAGGTACAGAAACAAGAATAGGTAATATAGATAATGGGTACCCACCTAAGTATAAAAAGCTATACACTTACCCATTTAATTGCATATCTATAAGAAATGCAAATGGTGCAGAACTTGAATTAAAATATGAGTACTTTAATTCAAGTAGCGCAGTGGCAACAAAGTTTAACTTAAGGTATGTGGTATCAATGCAACCAGATTTTTCAATCCTTGTGTTTCCTATGAACTATGGTGGTAAATATAAAGACTATGAACATGGAATTAATGTAGGACAAGTACCTATAGTACCACATATGACAGATGCATATAAGCAGTGGTTAGGGCAATCAAGACTAGGTACAAACTTATCTGCAATAACATCAGTAATAGGCGGAGCACTATCAGGTAATATTTTAGCTATGGCTTCAGGGTTCGGTGGAGTAGCGGGATTACAAGACCAATCAGCAAATGCAAAAATGGCAAAAGATTCCTATTCAGGTGGTAATACTTTACCTGTTGTGTTAGATGGTGGTTTAACTATTCAGTGTTATCAAAAATGTGTTAATGCTGCTGATGCTCGGCGTATAGATGAATTTTTTAGTAGGTTTGGCTATGCTATAAATAAAGTAATAAAACCATCAATAGACATACCTACAGGTAGGACACACAGATATGTAAAAACCAACGAGGCTATGGTTTATGGTGCCTGCCCTGCTGAATATTGCAGAGAAATAGAGAATGCATTTAACAGTGGTATAACATTTTGGGATAAAGACCACATAGGAGTTTATGAGTTATAAGGAGGATAACAATGCCAAAGAAGAGAAACAAACAAAGCGAGGCATTTGTTCGCTCCGCTTTAGCAAATACATGGGACTATACAGACTATGAGGATATGCTTACAGAAATAGCACTTTCTCGGTTTGAATGGAAAAACCTCCCTGATACTTGTGATGAAAGATATCTTGAGAGAGCACTTTTCTTCAATGGTAAGGCAGTTTATATGAGAGATGAAGTTATGGGTGACCTTACACTTAAAGTAGCTTTAGGGGATAGGTTAGGGGTATATGGTATACCTCCTTCATATCAAGCATATGGACAGAATGGGTATTCAGTAAGAAGAGATTATACAAACTCTGTACTTATATTTAACAACTATAAGATGAAACCTACGTATCAAACTATTCTAAACTATGCTATGAGGTTATATGAGTTAGATAGAACAATAGATGTAAATGTAGGTGCACAGAAAACCCCCGTTCTTATCCTATGTGATGAAAATGAGAGGTTAAGTATGGAAAACCTTTATACACAGTATGTAGGTAATCGACCCGTAATATTTGGTAAGAAAGGTTTGTCGCTTGATAATTTTGAGGTATTAAAAACAGATGCCCCATATGTATCAGATAAAATATATGACTTGAAAGTAAATATATTTAATGAAGCCCTTACCTTTTTAGGTATCTCTAACGTATCTGTAGAAAAAAGAGAAAGGCTTGTATCAGATGAAGTATCAAGGGCTATGGGTGGAACATTGGCAAACAGAATGTCTTATATGTCAATGAGAGAGAAAGCCGTTGATAAGATTAACAAAATGTTTGGTACTAACATTGAAATAAATTTTAGGGCAGATGTAGAAGATGGAGCAGTTGATGAAGAACTACTTGAAGAGGATGACGAAAATTGGTTAGAGACAAAGACGAAAATGAGTGCTTTAGCCAAAGGTAAAGAAAAGAGGGGGTAGTAATATGAATTTTGACTATGATACACATTTTTCAAAATTATTAACATCTATAGCTAAGTCATTACAAGCTATTGTAAAAAACTATAATAATGTATCAATTACTATTAGTACAGTAGATGACTCGACTACCCCAAGTGGTAAAAATGTAACATACAGCGTATCTGCAAGTAATGTATCACCCGCAGAAAGGAGTTAAGCCATGAGTGATTATACTACTCAACTAAGGTTTATATGTGAATCCTATGCGGGTAGAACAGAAGAGGGTAGTCAAGTTTCAGATATAGATGATATAATTGCATTAGCAAGACCATACTTATTTAACTTTGATTACCCAATATTTGATGAATCATATAAGCCTGAGTTAGAAACAAAGATTATAAACCATTTCTACACACAAGAAATCGGACAGGAAACCGTTGGGCTATTCAAACAGCGTCTTAAAACAAAGATGAGAGAGATAATGCCCTATTACAATCAATTATATATGTCCGAGAGGCTAAAGTTTGACCCGTTTAAGAACGCTGATTATATTGATTTACATAATAGTCAATCAGAGGGTACAAGACATGGTATCAACGATAACACAGCAGGCTTTAGTAATGTAACAAATAATGATGTAGATAATACACATACTGATACTACAGACACCACAGGAGTTGGTACAGATGTATCACACGAGTTTTGGGATGGTAACGTAACAGGTAATGAAAATAAAGATAAGACTGGTGCTGTTACAACTACAGAGGGTACAAAACATAGTGGTAGTGATAGTGTAACCCACTCGGGTGACTATGTAGATATTAATACCAAAGATGGTACAGATATGGGTGTTAATATTCCTGCAATAGATAAGAGAACACTTACAAAGCAGGCTGATACCCCATTAGGACAGGTACAGGGTGAAACAAATGAAACATTACCTGGTGCTCACATAGCTGGTATAGGACCTGGTGGAATAAATGGTGGATATCTAAGTGGAGTACAGGAAACAGTAGATAACTTTGCTGGTGGTAGTTATAAAGATGGTAATGAGTGGCATCCACGTAATCATGACTATACAGAAACCCGTTATGGTGTATATTATGATTTAAATCCTGATGATAATGACGATGGTTGGTATAGAAAAGTTGGTGATAAGTGGACTAAAGTAGCTGATTATGATGCTGCAAATCCTGGTAATGGTGCCATACACGTAAAGTTTTCAGAACAAGTAAATGGTGACCAAAGACGTGATATAGTAGGTCATATAAATGGTCAGAAAATGGAATGGGTACCCGCAATGGAGGGAGATAACCCATCCAAGCATGGTCATTGGAAAGTAGTAAAAGGTGATGACCCAGAGGATAAAACAACTTATGGTCATAAAATAGATAGTACCTCTAATGGTACATCAAATGATTCAGAGGTAGGTTACAAACACGAGGATAGTGATAGAACCACAGATGGTAATAGAACGAGTACAAACGAGGAAAATGAAATTACACAGGGTAACTATCACACAGATAATGATACTATTGCAACGGGTACATCTAACTCTAATACAGTAGATGATGTAAGCACTAAAGATACAAGTGATTACTTTGGTAAAGTATTTGGTAAGATAGGTAGTGAAACCTATAGCGAGATGTTGCAAAAGTTCAGAGCAACATTCTTGAATATAGATATGGATGTAATACATGAGTTGGAACCATTATTTATGATGGTATGGTAAGGAGGGTAAAATGAGTCATAGTTTATTTCATGGAAAGAAATTTGCTCCTTTAGTATTACCCGCAGTTTATGACGATGTGTTATCCTATGAGGAGTGGCTATCAAAGGTAATCTACTCTATCAATGAACTACAAGAGTACATTGATAAAACAATGGAAAACATTGAACAGATTATTGATAATAGTGTCACTAACAAGATAGCACCTGTTAAGGCTGATATTGATGTTATCAAGGGTAGACTTAATAACATTGATAAGGGTATTGAGAACCTTGATAAATCAATCAAGTCCTCTCTAAAGAAAGCAAATGAGTACACAGATAGTGTAAACAACAAGACTAACAAAAAGTTTGACAAGATTATCTCGGAGCTACAGAAAGTAGTTGAAAAGTATTTCAATGAACTAAAGATAGCTGACAAACAGCTGAAAAGTTCACTTGAGTTAGCTATGACAGAGGCTGACTTACAGACTCTTAAAGAGGCTAAACGCTATACACATCATATCATAGGGGTAAACAACAATAAGATATATACCGAGATAGAAAATCTTGCAAAGAGGGTAGACAATATCCTTAATGAGTACCCCGAGCTATATGACCCTGCTACAGGCGAGACAGAGCATATGCAGAAACTCATATACAATATGTTTAGAGCCTTGAGGACATTTGGTATTCCGTCTATGTTATATGATGACCAACAGCTTACAGCAGAGGAATATGACGCTATGGGGCTTGACTCACAGGTATATGATACTGCTATGGTGTGGAGACTGTGGTATAAGTTCAAGTTCATGTTCAACCCTGTCACAGGTAAGCAAGAGAGCCTCGCAGATATAGTTAATTTCCTTTTCACACAGTTAAGGTGGAATGGTAAAACTGTAGATGAATTTGAGGCGTATGAGGCTACTGTGGACGATATAGACAACTCAACCTATACTGCATGGGAGCAAGACAATAGCAAGTACTACACAAAGCCAGCAGTCAATCTCAAAGATAAGGCATACAGAAATTGGGTATTGCTTGCACAGGATACAGAGGGTATTACATCTGTTGACTTTAATGGCAGAGAGTACAATGATATTTGTATGAATTATGGTGCAGATGGGTTATTCACAATACCTGCAATAGATGGCTCGTATTTAGCCCCAAATGGAAATACAATCTCAATATCAAACGGGGTAGCAACATTTGTAGGTGCACCCATAATAGTATATGGTATCAATTATGTAACTGATATAACAGAACTAAATAAGTAAGGAGGAACAAAGAATGAGTAAGAGCATTGCAAACATCGAGGTTGATACTGATAAGTTTAACAGTACCAATGAAACCGAGAATCTTCATCTTCCACAGTTCATTGCAACAGATAAACCGGGTTGGTTGACTGATTTCAATGGCTCTATGGAGGTAATTGATGAAGCAGCAAAGGTATTACAGGACCAAGTAACAGAGCAGTTTGAGGACTTGGAAGCAGTACATGAACAGGTAGATAGAATTGATGATGAAATCAATAACCCTGAAACAGGGGTAAAACAGGTATTACATGATACACAGGATAGAGTGGGTAACCTTGAGTCTGTAGTAGGCGATGAGAGTCATGGACTTGTAAAAGATGTAAATGACTTACAGGAAGATATGGTACATACTAACACAATGGCTGTTAAGTCTAATGCACAGCTTGGTAGTATTATAAATCTTCTGTGTAATAAGTATTCTACATCTGCACAGTACAATCAGGGTGCTTATGTATATACAGAGAACGAGGATAATAGTCTGAATTTCCTCCGTTGTACTGCAACAACAAGAGGTGCATTTGACCCTACAAAGTGGGAAGATGTAACTGAGAAGCTTATCTCCGCTCTTGATAATGGTGGTGGTGGCGGTGGTAGTCAGTATGTATTACCTATTGCTGGTGACGCTGATGACCCTGACGCAGTACTCGGTGGTGTTATCGTTGGAGAGGGCTTACAGATTGACGAGAATGGTGTTATCTCTCGTACAGTAGAGCCATCAGAGGGTATCGGTCCTGACTATTACGCAAGTAATGTAAGAGCAGGGCTTGTACGTCCTAACACAGATACAGGACTTGGGGTAAATGCATCTAACGGACTTTTAAGCATCATCATTGATGACAATACTATTGAGTTTACTGCTGATGGTAAGCTGAGAGCAAAGCCTGATACATCGAGGTTTGCAAGAGGTCAGGGTATAGATATTTCAGACGAGGGCGTTCCTACTATTTCTGTAAGACTTGCAGCAAATAGTAACTTAGGTTTTGATGGTAACGGTGCACTAAAGGCTATTCTTCCAGCAAGTGCCTATGACCTTATTGAGGGGGCTGGCGTTACAATCACTACAGATGCAGTACAGGGTACAAAGACTTTATCTTTAACCCCAGCAAGAACTAATGTGTTTGGTGGTATACGTCCCGAGGCAGACGCTTTTGAGTTTGTAAACCCAGCACAAGATGACCCTGTTCAAGTTCAGAAGATGAGAGTACAGCTTGCCCCATCAAGAGGACTTGAAAAGGTATCTGGTAGCGGTTATGGTGTCAAGGTAGACGGTACATCTGTACGTTTCAATGCACAAGGCGAGCTTGAAGCAACTGGAGGCGGTGGCGGTGGTACTGAATATACAGCAGCAGATAACTCTGTTACAGTAGATAATACCAACCATACCATAGCAGCAAAATTAAACTCAACAGGTGGTATTTCTGTTGATACAGACGGACTTAAAGTTAATACAGGTTCGGGTATTGTTAAGCAAGGTAATGCCCTTACAGTACCACAGATAGGACAAACAGTAAATGGAGTAAAACAGACTATAGGTACAATATCAAGAGTGCAAGATTATAGAGTTGGTATGCCAGGTAATCTTTTTCCTTATGTAGAAAAAGATGTACTTGCACCATATGAACTTGCAGGTTTTACACCAATATCATCACGTTTAAAGTTTAGAGTTGTTGGTAGCGCAACATTTGATACATTCGAGAGTCATTATAATGAGCCTACCTTAGATACATCAGTTACTCCTCCTGTAATAGACCAAAGTTCAGTAGAAACATTACCCGCAGGAACAAGAGTAGCACAGATAAGTAAAAGAAGTCCTCAAAGTCCAAATTCTACATACATTTTAGAAGCTACAAATAGTGCTATTGTAGAAACTTATCAGTGTAAGCAAGACTTTAACCCAAGTGTAATGTATGAGGTTGTGCTTGATTCTACTACACAAGAGTATACTGTAGCTCTTAAAGATAACTTTGATTTATCAAGCTATCTTGATGATGGCATAGGTTACGAACAATATAATGCAAGTGTTGGTATTGTTGGTAGAGGTTCAAAGTATATACCAGTTAATAGAATTCTTAAAACTGGTGATGTAGACCCAACAGCAACGAATGAGTTACTTCCAAGGGTATCTACTGTATATCCTAATAATAAGTCAATAACAGTACCCGAGAGAAGTGCATATCATCCGCTTATGTTTATGTTTCCACTGTATATACTGCCAACAGTAAACTTTCCTGTAACGTCTGATTTCAATAACTATGATATTGATATTACCTACTTTGTAGACGGAGATACTGGATATGGTAATCTTGCACAGAGAGTACCTCTTTTTGAAAAGACTATTAATGTTAAGCCTTCTGTGTTTGCAGATTACTTCAACAATACTACAACATCAGTAGAGGTTAAGGATTACAGGTTTGGTCCAAGAGGAGATACAACATTCTATAAATATGGGTGTGCAGTTACATATCCAATGCTTGTAACAAATCTTGTTGTAGGTTGTAGAATAGAGTTCACTAATATTTCAACTGGTGTAGTAACAAGAGCATATTCAGAGTATTCAGATGATAGTACACCTGATTGTAACTTATATGGTGCAACATATCTCTACGACTTGGTAGAGCAGTAATAAGGAGGTAAGCTATGATAGTAACAAATGCAAGCGAGAGAACGCAATGGTTTCATTTTCCTCTGTTTACAAAGAATGACAAGTATTCTTTTACCGACTGGAATCATACCTTTGAGGAGTTAGATAACATCCTTGAGGGTATGAAAGTAAAGATTGACAGTCTTGAGAGCAAGGAAAATAAGCTGAATAGTGACTTTGAAGAGTTACAAGAAAAGATGACTGAGCTGAAGTCAATAGTAACTGACTATACATACTTCTTCAATGACCTAAAGAAGCAGTTCAAGGAGTTACAGGAAAATCAGATTCAGTTAGCAGCAAGTGTCAAGGCTCTTATCAATGAGGATTTACCCGCAAAGGTAGAAGACCTTGACGAAAGGGTAACCGCATTGGAAAACCAGTAAGGAGGGTAATATGAGACGTACACTTCATTATAACCTCCCCCTATTTGAGGGGGAGGATATACCCTCAGTTATAGTTGATTGGAACTCTACTGTTGCATTACTTGACGCTAAACTCTATGAGTTATCTATAGGTAATGCAGGTGAGGAGATAGTAGCCGAGATAGAGGGTATTAAGGAGAGGCTTAATAGTCTTGAAATTAGTATAACTGATTTACAATATGAGGTATTTGATATAAATGCATATCTTTCAGAGGTTACAACTGCTTTAGGTAATATAGAGAGAGCAGTCAACAGCAAGCTTGACAGACTTGACGAAAATAGCTTTCCTGTTGCCCCTGTAGACGATGAACAGACGGGGTTGACTATTACTATACCCTATATACCAAAGACGGGAAATACACCCCCTCCCGCTCTTGATTCATGGTGTAAATGGGTTGCTTTCTATTACGCCTCTGTGAATGATGTGCTTCTCAAAGTTGTTATGCCTAACAATGATACCTACTTTTTAGGCATGTTAGAGTCATGGAAGATGTATAGAGGAAATCTAAAGTCAGTTAGAACATATACTGACCCTGACACTCAAGAAGAATTAGAGTTTTGGGTACCTAATTATGTAGATGTAACTCCTTCAAGTGGTTCACAGTATATTTTACCAACTGCTTCAAGTACTACGTTAGGTGGAGTTAAGATAGGGCAAGGCTTATCTGTATATTATGATGGAACATTAAGTATAGATAATAATGGTTCAACATATAAAATGTTTAGTTTTGAAAGCTATTTACCAGCTAACTATGGTCGAAATGCTCGTAAGAATAATATAGCATCATTACTCAGTATTGAATTTTATGACCCACACTCATCGGGTATAAGTAATTTAATTCAGGGTGAAGTATCTACTAATAATTTAATTCTATCTAGTGTAACTCCTAATGAATGTATTCAAAACGGGGACACTAACTATATTTTTGATAGCTCAAAAGATAGAATGGCTTTGACACCTGGGGCTATTTTAGCTCAAATACCATTAGTTAGTGAAGGATTAGCCAAAGATGGTAAATGGTTTATAAAAAATAATTCAGATAGGGTACTAAATGACAAAGTATATATATATGCTTGCTTTACAGATAGTAATAATAATGCTGTAAAGTACCCTTGTAATATATGTGATATAAGGCTTGATGACTTAACTAATACGCTAATGTTTCAAATAGGTGATGTTGTTTGTAATGGTAATGTCAATGTACCTAATTATATGCAAATACCTAATGAAAATACAGGTGTTTATTTTGAAGTAAGAGAGGATATGTATGCAGCATATTGGATAAAAATGATTACAGATAACCCTCTTTTACAAGATATGAGTACTAAAACCTTCTCAGGTGTTTTAGAAGTAATGCTATGGCGTTTTGGTTACGAATAAAACAAATGAGTACACAGCCTGTTTGATAGTTTCTTTTTTATAGACTCCTCCCATTAGAAAAGACCCCTTACATTAGTAGGGGTCTTTTCAATTCAAGGGGCAATTGTGAGAAACTATCAAGTTAATCTGTATACCGATGGAACTAACACAGTACCACCTTTTATACGCTTGGTAACAAGTCCACCGGGTACTTCAAAGCCTTCTTTAAAGTCATATAGGGTAAAAGGCTTCTCTAAAAACTCTCTTTCTGCGTCACTTCTTATATCTATTTCATTCTCCCAATGACATAGTTTAGTGAGTATAAGAAATTTTGACCTTGCACTCATACCCGCACACACTATATGATAAGGAATGTCATCTGTATTGTATACCTCTTCTATGTAAGTCTTTTGCTTTGCAAATATTGCTGTCTTTATATATCTTTCTATCTTCCAGCACCCAAACTCTTTATCATCAACAATTATACCTTTGTGTTGTATTCTACTGCCTGTAAGGTGGACACTATCTGTATCACAGTACATAAATCTGCTATAGTTCTGATGTATCACTTTTAATAGCACCTCTCTACCATAGGCTGTGACAAAGGTAGCGGCGGGTATATACCATGCTCGTGTCAAGTCCTCTTTTATTATATTCTTGAATGATAGCACACCATCCTTATTTATGTATGGCACACGGGTTGTACTTTCGGGTTTAGCACTCAATTTTCCCGCAAGATTATTAAGAAATAGCTTACTCTCTGTACGCTCTATACCCTCGCTGTTCTCTTTCTTTGTTCTATACTTATTGATATATGTACCAAATAGCTCCTTGCCTGTCTTAGCCCAAAACCACGCTCCTCCTAACATATTTAAGTCCTCTATCTCGTAGGCTTCACAGAATAGCTTCCAATCCACCTCATTCAGCGTAAGCTCTGCTCTTATCTTTGTGATACTACCATCATTCTCCTCTATAGCACTATAATATTCTCCGTTTACCTCTATGTCGCTTGTAGTAAGAAAACCTCTGTGTGCATATTTTGGGTCATCTTCTATTCTTATAAAGGGTATATATCCTTTCTTTAGGTTAAATCGACACTTAAAATGAACAAAATACACTTTTTCTCGGTTAAATACATGACGTGGTACCCAACCCTTAAAGTAATGAGGATAGCTTATCGGGTATTTTCTATCACTATCCATAACAGATGGGTACAAACTATTTACATCGTACACCATACCTTGACTCTTAATCACTTTACCCTGTATCTCGGGTCGTACATAGCACACACCACCAAAATAAGCTTTTCTAAAGTATGGGTCATGACCCCCTGATGCTATATTAGGAAAGTAATATGATAAATCACCTCTACCTAATGTTTTCATATATTCTGACTTGCAACAACTACCTATTGTTACACCACTATGCTGCTCCTCTATTACAAACTTTCTTAAAGCATAATACATTATTTCTATATCTCTCGTAAGATACTCTTTTTCTTCATCTGTTAGTGGCTCCCCTGCTTTACTATGAGTAGTATAATCTATAATATATTTATCATAACCTATTGAGTGCCCTATCTCTCCAAGACTATAAGGTATAAGTTTAATACTATCTCTGATATAAATATATTTCTTATCCTCTATATGTATACATAGTTCATACCACTCGTTTTCCATTGATATTACTGTCTTTACAGAGTAGTTAGGCATATCCTTATCATTTACCCAACTCTCATTAAATGCTACGGTGTAACCTTTATTCAATAGATAATCAAGTATAAATGAACCATCAAACTTTTCATTATGAAAATACACAATGTTTTTCTTGTTATCTGTTATATTCAACAGGGTACTATACCACTCATCAATACTTGTAGTTAAGATAGGTGTGAATGTGTTGCTTCTGAGATTGGCTACACCCGCTGCCCACACCTCTGTATCACTTTGTTCATCTGTGTTTTCATCTACCGTAGTCTCAAAATCAGACACAAACACATCACACCACCTTAACTGTACCATAGTTTTTTCCTCCTTACACCATTCCTGCTGCAAACTTGTCTGCATAAGTCATTGAATTATACTCAGAGCTATTTTTAGATACTATTTTTGATAATTTAGATACTTCATCTTCCATTGTATCTAAAAATGGTCTAAGTCCTCTTCCTGGACCCTCACTATCATAAAATTGTACTATAAATTTGTTCCAATTAATACTCTTCTTTGCAGTCTCTATCATGTCAGGTGTTGCATTTTTTATCCAATCCCAAAAACGTCTTTCTATATCTGTTAATTTTTGCCACCCATTTACATCATATTTATCACTGTGAAGAATAAGAAATGATTCTGCTATAGTTTCAAGTTCACCTTTCAAGTCCACTAAAGCCTCTCCATATAAGTCACTACTTGTAACATCTCTTATTCCTGATAAATAATCTCTTTGCATATCTTTTGTCAGCACTTTTTCTCCCTGTAATAGCTCCTTATGTAAGTCTTTGGCTTTCTTTAAGGTATCTTTATACTTTAGACGTGATATTTTATTACCCTTATCATCTACCTTAAATGATTGTTCAAGCACAAGTGCTTTTAGATTTAATACTCTTTTTATACTCGCTTGTGATGGGTTCTTCACCAACTTGGGTAGTTGAATATATGCTTCAAAGCCCTCATTTTCTACCCTTGTGATAGCACTTTTAAGCTGACTATAGGCTTTTTTGTATGCTTTTTCAATATCAGAAAGCTTTCTCTTTTTCATCTATCTCACCCCCAAAGAAGCTTATACGCCACTCTGCATCACTTACTTTACCTACTTCTTCTTCAACATGGTCAGCAAAGCTATTAACTGTATCAAGTAAGAACTGTTGTCTTTTGGCTAAATCATACATCACTATTGTTAATATTCTGTTGTATAACCACTGCCCCGCTTGATAGTTCTGTATAATGTTTATTAATTTATCACACAAGGGTGTGTGCTCTTGCACTAACAATATTCTATCGTGATACCATGACCAACCCTCGGGATTCTTTATTACATCACAACCTAATGCTTCTGTTATAAGTTCCTTACAAACCTCTACATCATTAAATATTTCGTCAAAGTCTCTTGATTTAATAATTTTCATAATGCATACCCCCTAACGTTTTCATCAATGAATTGTTCCATTTCTTTAGTTGCTTCCATGTCAATGTTGTTATCATCTCCTGTAACATATACTCTCGTAATCTCATACTCGTCTGTAGTTGGGTTATACTCCAACTTTTGATAGTTATACACCGCTTCTGCCACATCATACATAATAAACCTATTAACATCACTCATACGTAAGTTCTCAAATACATTACTATTACGCCATTGATGTTTTCTACCCTTAATCTTTGTTCCATTGATAAAAGCATCATATCTCCACGGTCCACCCACTACATCATATTGCATTATAACCTCATGCTCTAAATCTATAAGTGTATACTTGTGTTTAAAACCTATACGCATTTTCTCCATAAGTTCTCTGTTGTTTCTTGTTCTTGCTACCTCTGTAGCTACGCTTGCCTTTCTCATAATGCTACCTCCTTTACTGCTATTCTTAATATAAGTTCATCAGATTGTTTAGAAAGTATATCACGTATTGTTGACATATCAATATACTCTGTGCGGTCATCAGGGTTTTCATTTGCCTTTCCAAAGTGTATAATTAATCTATCATCATCTAAACTTCTATAAGTATTTGGACTTAACTCTCCATAACCCTCAATGTACTCACTCTCTTGTTTGATAAAGTTCTCACTTGTTAAATACTCATCAAGTGTGCTAATAGTTACCATACCATTTTCAGCTCGTCTCTCTAAACCTCTCTTTAGCCAAATAAGTGTCTTCGCTAACTCTAAATTATTCATAACAGTCACCTTTACCTTTCTGCTGCCTCTTGACAGCCTCTCTTTTATTTGTTGTATTTAGTATAATCTATAATTGTGTCAATCATGTGACATATTCACAAATATCAAATATTTTTTTTATCCTCCTTTCTTTATCTTATGAATATAGTATAAGATAAAATTGTGTTCAAAATGTGTTCATCTTGTAAACAAATTGTAAATAAATTATAAATAGTTTATGAACGAATAGTTAGATAAGACTAACTTACATATGTAATAAAATGTTAAATATTCAATATCGAA